CATGATCAATCTTGACAAATTGATCGTCATTGCCTAGATACAGGTCAGTGGTGCCACCGCCTGCGGTCAAGTGTATGTGATCACCTTCGCCTTCAGCAGTTGGATAAATTAGCAATGCTTGATAAACGTTGGCTCCGCCTGCGGGTGTAATTCGAATAGCACCACTAATGCCACCGCCTTCTGCAATAGTGCCACCAGCTGGTAGTTGTAAAGAACCATCTGTGCCAAAGGTCCATTGATAATCTGTATCTATGTTGTTAGTATTCAATACAATAGGTCTAGAAATGGCTGTTATTTCTGTTTGGCCGATTGCTGTATATATTACCCCAGTAAAATTGTTGTCAGGTCCTCCGTCAGGTCCTGCCCAACTAAAACTAAAATATCCTGGCCCACTAGAGTTCCAACATTGGATTCGTATAGGATAAAAATTATTTGCGGTTAGTTCAATAGTATTAAAATTATTTGAATTATATCCGGTGTATATACTACTATTTCCAGACGTATATCCTGCAATTGCATTGTCTCCAATCCAACATTTAGCATAATCATCGCCATATAAAGTAAATGTGTAAAGACCAGTTACAGGTGCCTTAAAGTATCCCACATACTGGAAACTATAATCAGCACCACCTACCAAGGAATCATCGTAGCTTTCAATAAATGTTGTTATAATGCTAGTTTCAATAAGTGTAGCAGTTGTAAAATAATTTACATCTCCGTTTGAACTTCCTGCATATTTTGTTCTTACAAAGCCTTGTATTGGTGTAGTTTCATTTATATAACTACCTTCTGGTAATGTTAAACTACCATCTGTGCCAAACTGCCAGAAATGTCCTTCAGTACCATAAGTACCAATACAAACTTTACCGTCAACAGCAATTTGTACAAACTGATTGTCATCACCCAGGAACAAATCAGTGTCTGTGAGATCACCCGAAGTTAAGTGTAGATGATTGCCATCTGGGCTAGGAACTGTGGGATATATTCTTAATAGTTGATTATTATGGCTGACGCCACCTGGTTTGATCTCAACAGCCTGGCCATTAACGCCTGCACCTGGGGCTAACGGTGTATCATTGATAGTGCTACCAAATGGTAATGTTAATATACCATTGGTGCCAAAGATCCAATCTTTGTTAGTCTCGCTGTCGCCAGTTCTTACCAGTAGTCTACCATTAAAGCCGTCAATGCTTACCGACGCAGTATTGCCAGCCCCATCCCCAGTTCCGGAACTATTCAGTTGTAGGATATTAGTTTTACTGATTGTGCCCGGAACTCTCAAATCACCAGCCACACCAAACACCCATTGTTTGTCAGCAACATTGATCAGTACGCCTGCTGAGGTTCTTGCTGACTGCCAAGCATCCCATGCGTCAGACACTGCTTGGGCAACTGTTATTATTTGATCTGATATGAGTGGATTAATAGCCTTTGCCCTGGCCAACGCAATGATTGAATCATGACTTGCGGGTAGGAAGGAGGTGCCGTAAAGCTCCGCTGACAGCAGGCTAGTTAACTGTCCCAGTTGATCATTGTAGGCAGTTTCTAAGTCTGTTATTTGATTTCCGCTGGTCAAGCCAACAGTCAATTCTGATTCTAGATATAAACTGTTGACACTGTGTAGCACATCACCCATGGGCTCAACACTGCCAAACGTTGCTTGGAATCCTGCAGCACCTGGGAATGTTAGAAGACCGTCTGTGCCAAATGACCATGTTTGCTCACCACCACCATTTGCATCAGTGAACGAATTAAATTCAAATCCACCAACTGCATCAATCTTGAGTAATTCATCTCCGTAGATATTAGTGCCATTGGGTAACGTTAGTACACCATCTGCATTAAATGTCCAACCGTGAGCAGTAGGAGTAGGACCACTGTAGGTATATATTTGAATATCTTTGTCAACAGCACCGTCTATGATAAATGCATCTGTTCCGTCAGCGGTAGCAATTGTGGTGCCTTGTGGGAATGTTAATGCACCACTGTTGTTAAATGTCCAAGTATGAGCATCTGTACTGTATTTTGTGGCAATAGTAGCGCCATTGTTGTCAACCCACATCCATGAATCTTCATCTTTACCTGCTGGGCTTGCTGGTCCTGCTGTGATACCAGCATAGTTGCCTGCTATGGTTTTTAGCGTAGCACCGTTAATAATACTACCATCAGCCAATGTTAATACACCATTTGCACCAAGGCTCGTTGTGTAAGCACCGTTGACCAGTTGGTTAGTTGAACTAATACCAGCACCGTCTACTGGACTAGCATCAACCCAGGCAGTTCCAAAGTAAACATACATCCTGCCACTTTCACTATTCCACCATAGCGACCCTTCTTCTGGGCCAGTAGGTGCAGTGGCTCCAACTACTACACTTGCTGCCAGTTGATTGTACAATTCAGCAAAGTTGTTATTTACTTTGGTAAAAGCTGTGCGTAATACATCGCCATTGCCTTTGTCAGCAGTGCCAAGATTAATTATTTGTTGTGTCATTCACTCGCTCCAATTATATTTAAACTCTGCCCACGGCAACTTCAATTACACCTGCTTCGGAATAATCTTTATCTTCCAATGCCTTGCCAATGATAGTGCCTACTCGAGGATCTATTGCCTTGGCAGCGTGTCCCGGAATACCCGCGGTAGTCAGCATATCACCTTTCTTGACCTGTCCAACTACCTTACACGGTACACGACCTTGCAGGGCAATACATGCTTTTGTTCCTTCTAAGCCATCATTCATTGAATACGCAGGCTTAGTTGATACTACTCCAGCTAGTTTAGAATCACTAAAAATATTAGTAGTTGTGGTTTCGGCACTGCCTCCAAATATTAAGACTGTACCGGGTTCATATTCTTTATCAGCAGTATAATATTCTGCCAAGTCAGCGTATAGCGCACTTGATGCAGTACCGTATACAGTGCCGAATCTATTACCAGTTTGTCCAATATCTCCAGCGCCATTAGTTCCACTCTTAGTAATGCTTGCTAAAGTTACTATGTTAAATGCACTATCGCCAGACCCGTCTCTTGCTGCAATAGTATTAACGGTAGCAGCAGTGGCAGCAGTGCGATATGTTCCACTAACATCTAACTTAGTTGCGTTAGTTGCGTTAGTTGCGTTAGTTGAGCTGGAAGCAACAAATGTACTGCTTGCACCTAATGTAAACTGTCCCGTCAATACCACGTTAGTGTTTGCTTCGGTAGTACCTGATGCTGAAATAACTGACACACTACCAGGAGTGTTAACCGCAACAGTGGTGCTGGTTACATCTAAAATGTTAACACTGCTACTGTTGATCTTAACACCTTTAACGTCAATAATACCATTGCCGTCAGTTTTAACAAGACTGTTTGCACCACCTGATGTTGAAATAGCAACTACAGCAAATGTTTCACTTGCTGTTCTTGTCAATGCGCCATTGGTCGCAAACAATGCCTCTAGAGATTTTGTACCAACAGTGGTTGCAGTCAATTCAATTGGACTAGCAGCAGCTCCTGAGAAGTTACCTAAAATTCTAGCATCACTGATTGTTGCAATTTTACCCAATGCAGTACCGCCATCTTTGAGACTAATCCAACCGCTGGTAATGTCAAAAGCTGCACTGTTAAAACTGGATAGGCCAAGATCTGCTTGTGCAATACCAGTAGCATCTGCTCTAGTAGTTGCAGCATTCATTGCCAACTTACTCTGTGCAATAGCCGCAGTAGTTGAGACCTGACTATTAACAATTACTTCTGTTTGTATTGCCGCAGTTAATACTCCAGTACCTGTATTATATGTTAATTCTACATCACCGGTTAACTCGGCGTTTTTCCATGCAGTATTATCACCATCATACACTAGTACATTACCAGTTACTGGAGTAGTAATAGTAACGTCTGTTAGTTCATCTAACTCGTTAAACAATGCCACTGTAGCATCAACATATCCTTTGGTTGCAGCATCATCATCTGCGCTAGGCGCACCCACGTTTAATATTTGGAATCCAGCCAAGTTCAAAGGAGCTGTCATTTCTACTGAACCGTCTACTGGCAAGTAACCAGGGCCAATCCTTCCAACAACAACAGGGTTACCACTGTGATCAAGTCCTAATCGCTTATCAATGTAACCACGAACTGCTGATTGTACTGGGACAGCATCTGCTGCATTGTTCGTAAATGTACTGTCAGTACTGAACTCACTAACTGTAACGCCAGCCTTAAATCCTAATCCGTCTAAGTTACTTAATGCAATACTTGCAGAGAATGTAACAGTACCGGTACCTTGGTCCACTGTAAAAAATCTGCCCACACGGAAGATACCGTTTTGGTCAGTACTTACATAGAATACACGACCTTTGAATTCTTCAATAACTTCATTTGATTGTGTAGCCGCTTGTGAAGCATTGCCAAAAATAGTTGTTGGGTAGTTAGTAGTATTGTATCCGCCAGTACCAATATCTAAAAAGTCGTGTCCCGTTACGCGACAAGTACTAATCTTAACTGTAATAGAACCAGTTGAATCTGCTGGCAATCCACTTCGTAATGTAGTTGAACTAGTGGTACTTATAGCTGAGGCAATGCCAACGGTTGACCCACTATAATTATTATTATTTGATAAGTCTCCGATAGTAATATAAGCTGGAACTAGGCCAACTGCTTCAGTATAACTTAAAATTCTGTGTACTTTGCCGCTCCATGCAAACTGCAATGTTCCTGAATTTAACAAATCTCTTGTAGCAGTATTACTATCGCCGTCGAATGAATATATAGCAATTCTAATGTCACCAATTTGCGATCCCATCTTCTTAGTACCATCAACTGGATCAGTAGTAGTAATTTGTGTAGTGATTGTAGTTGGTTTAATGTATGAAAAGCTAGTATCAGATGTTAGCATTGCATTATTTGCCGGTAATGCCGAGCCATCAGGAAGAGCCTGCCCGTATGATGTGAGTCTATACACATCTGGCAATGTAGCATCAAATTCTAAAGCAGTACTTGGACGAGTAGGGTTTACGTTATCGATTCCACTAAATCTAAAATTCTGTAATTCTCTAATAGACACATTCATGTGGTCACTTAATTGTGTTGACAACCCTGTAGATTCTCTATTATCATTGGCAGCTGTTGATATCGTTACGGCTAACACTTCACGACCGCCAGATATTGTGCCACTGCCAGTATATGCCGGGTATGTTGTAGTACTTGTAGTATTAATACCGGTTACCAGTGTTGGCTCACCGTACAATTGTATAGTAGTAGTATTGTATACTTTTGCATAATATGATCCGTTAATTCTTGTCATACCAGTTGCACTTTCTATTTTTACTAAATCACCATCACTGTAATGATGTGTTTCAGTAAATGTTACACGGGCCGGATTAGTATTAGTAACAGCTGATATAGCGTAAGTAAAATTCTCATCTACCACGCCACCACTAGTGTAAGTAGTATACCCTGTTGAGGCAACAGGAATAGTCAATATAGAGTTACTATACAATTCAAACGTGCGGTATGTTAATGGCTTAACATAATATTTGTTGCCATTTAATTCAGTCATGCCCCCAACGCCACTAATCTTAACTCTGTCTCCTGAATAGAATCTAATAGGCGAATCTACAGATCCGCCCGAGCTCCATGCAGTAAATCCAGTAGAATCTAATTTAGTAGTTAATGTACTTTCAGTATATAATTCAAAACTACTTGCACTTGCAGACTTAATGAAATAACTTCCGTTATTAATTTGGGTCATTCCAATAGCACCTGTAATAGTTACAAAGTCGCCGTTGGTTAGTCCATGGCTTCCGCTTACTGAGACTATTGCAGGTTCTGCTTTTGTTATCCCCGTAACTGTAAGAGGCAACGTACTTGCTCCGACAGTAATTACACAGGTACTGGCCTTAGTAGCGGCTGTTACTCTATAACTATATGCACTTTCATTAAAACCTGTTCTAGTTACACTACGCAATTCGTAACGTGAAATAGTACCATTCAAATGATCTATTTCAAGTTCACTGACACTGGATGGAATATAGCTGTAGCGTTTTAAATAAAATGTAGTATCTGATTTTTGATTGTTGTCGCTGTAATCGCCATATCGATAAATCTTAGCAACTTGCGTCATATTTTCAGTTAGTGTAACTTGATCTGGAATTTCTGTTGGGTCAGCACCGACAGATTTTAATCCATATTGACCGTGTGCATTTGAGCCAGCCACTGAACGAATCTGTCCGCCATAGCTAGCCAAATATGCAGTCCAGCAGTAGTATGTGAATGTTGATACTTGTTCAGTTAATCCAGCATTGTGTGCAATAATTCCATAGCCTAAATCGTTAACTTGTGTAAAGTCATTGGCTAGCATTGAACGATTGCCAGGAGTTTCTAATGTAATGTTAAGTGTACCGCTTGTCCACGGAGTTGTCGGATTTAAATTAATCACAGCAACACCTGTACCTGGATTCCAAGATACTATGTTATCTACTTGATATCTAAAACCGTTGTAATAAAAACTAGTAGGAGCCACCGGTTCACGTTGTGTTAGGTCTGATAAGGTTAACTGAGTTGTACTACTAACACTTGTAATTACAGCATGTAGCCTACCACTAAATCCGTCAATGAACATGCCGCCTGCAAATGTTTGTTTATTAATGCTTCTAGAGAAACACGCACAACTTTGTACATAAGGACTCTTTGACCCAACAATGCCGGCTGGATCAAGGACACACATAAAGCCGCCGTGTCCATGTGCAGTAATATTATGAACCTTAACAGCATCATTGAACATGAACACATCTAATTCTTTGTTATTCTTTGGTGGATTATATGCAGGATCAAATGCAAATACAACCGTGCCCACTAAGAAAGGAATTACTGTTACAGCGCCTGATTCTCGTACAATACTTGTATCTCTAATTTGTGTAATAGTACTACGCTTTGGAGGTGTAGTGGAACCTGTTAACAACACATTATCAATAATTTTTTGAGCCACTGTATTAACATATGTTATACCGGCAATACACGCGGCTTGAGTTACGGTTGACCCAACACTGTCACCATAGAATCTTGAGGCAACATCAACAACAGTAGCCTTGCCGCCGGCTAGTAAATCTGCCACAATCGCATCAACAATTAACCCTGTGTCTCTTAATGATAATACTTGATCAAATACAATCACCCCGGGTTGTACTGCTACATACGCTGTTACTTCGGCTTGAATAAATGCTTTATTCATTTCAATTAATTTTGCAGCCTTAGTATAGCCACCAGCGTTAGAATAGCTAGCACCTACATTCATAGCTATACTTCGATTTGTTAGATAGTGTTTACCATATTTTGGACTAATAAAGGTTGCAGGCAATGCACTTAAACCGCCGGTAATTACATCGGTGATAGAAGTTAATAATGTACTAGCCTGGGTAACTGCTTCTGCCTCGCCATTATTTGCAGTTATTGTTTGCGTTTCTACTGCTTGTAATGATGTGTACGCAGTATTTGGTAAAATAAACGAATTAATAATTACTCGTAGTTGAGATACAGCAGCAGCACATTGTGCAGTTTGTCCGGGAATTTTAGAAATAGCACCATTATAGAACAAGGCAGCAGTATCATATGATGAACCGTTGCCTCCAAATTTTATGTCTGAAATAATTGCATCAATAATATAACCAATGTCACGAGCACTCTTAGTTTGATCAAAGGTATATCCACTCCATATACCGCTGCCACCAGAAACTTGTGCAGACATCCATGCTGTTATTTCTCTTTTTAGATAACTCTTATTGTCAGTAAGGAGTGTAACTGCATATGGATAATATGTAGGAGCTAATGATAAGCCGTCAAATTCTACATCCCTATAGAAATATGTTTCAATCCATGGGCTTTGACTTGCACGATCTCGAGGACGTAGTATTGTACGACGGAATTCATCACCTTTGATAGATACGTTAGC